AATTGAATTTGTTGTAGTTGCAACTGTTGTAAAGCTTGGCTTTGTTGCTGTTGTTCAGGAGAAGGGGGAGCAGTACCTGTCATTTCCCTAACCCTTTCAGCTATCTGCATTTTATCTTCTAAATGAGAATACTCAATTATCGTATCATCGGGTATAACAACATTAGCTGCCCTCAATGCCATAGCTTCCGCAAACTGAGCATCCTCATATACATCTCTTGAGGGTTGACTACTAACTGAAATATCATATTCACCTACAGTTATGTCATAAAGTTTACTACCATCAGGCAAAGATTGGTTAATCTCTACTACTTCAGGTGTTTCCGTACCCCCCTGCGTCATAAAAAATATACGGGGGTTATCGTACCAAGTCTGCAAGAGAATAAGTATTCTCTCAGCTATCAAACCTCTAGTTCTATTTAAATTATCTAAAGGCACTTGAATCTGAGTTTTTCCCCTAGCTTGTTTAGCTTCAATAGCTATTCCAGATACTTCAGGAGAATCATATCCAAGCATCGCATCAGATATGCCACTAATTTCTTTTATGTTTATAGCAGCTTTAGTACTTATCCTATCCAAACCTGTAGGAATTTGATTAGCGGGTATCTTCATGGGAGGCGCAGCTCCCTTATGAAACTCAAGAATCAACCCTGTCTCAGCCCCTCGTTGTTCTAATTCAGCAGCCCCCATGTTCGCTAAAGAAGCGGCTTCTATAATCCAACCGCTATTAGCAGTAGTATTAACTACATGTAGTTCTTGAGAACTAACTTTATTTAGTTGCTCTTGAGGACTGATTAAATTTCTAACCATCCCAAAAGGACGGCCTCTTCTAAAATATGGGAAAAAAGGAACAATAGTAAAGAAAGGATAGATACTCCAATCATCGTAAAGAACTACCTTATCTGAACTTATCGTGTACCGAATTTTCATAGACTCTTTTTCAGTGCGCATTAACCCATATCTCATTTCATGGGTTGCCTTCTGAGATTCCGACCATTCCGTGGGAACCAAAGCTACATCCCCATATTTAGGGTTAATAAAATACTCGCATTTATAAGGAACTCTATATTGACGTTCTACTATCCTTACCTTTCGTATTTGTTTACGGTCTAGTTCTGAATATTCTCCTTCAGTACCAGTTAACAGGCTATCAGCTGCATCCCCAAACCTTTGCTCAGTAACATAAATAGAATCCGAACCGTAATAGGAATCTGCGTGAACCAGCCCGGTCAATTTTTCAACCTTTTCTTCGCCGTATAATATTTTAACTTCGTTAAGAGAAAGCCACCTAGATTTAATAACTTCGTTCCAACTGGAAGGATCATAATCCTTAGCATCAGGATCTAGATATATGTCAAGAGGGTCTTCTACGGTTACTTTAATCTCGCCTTCAACGTTCTCGTTAAAGTCTATTTTTACCTCTAAATAACCTCTATCTTGAATAAGCCCATCAGCAAAAACCTGTGACTCTTTCCTGTCTAAATCATTCTGGTCGTGTACGACTGAGTATAACTTCTTGAGTATAGTAGCCATCTCCTGAGAACCTTCACGCTTAGGTTTAAAATCAATCATAGCGCGGCTCGAAGTCTGTTCTCCCAACACAGAATTAACAGTCGATAAAATAGCGTTAATAGTTAAAGCTGGACGGCCTTCTGATTCTAACTTTTGCTTATCATACTCGTCCCATTGATTGCCCCTATAATACTCATCGCATTTCTTAGCCATCTCAACATAGTCAAGATGCCCTGAATCCCTAGCACGTACATATCTTCGCCAGTTAGTATCTGCAATTTCCCATTCTGTCATTTGGTCATATGGAGCCTTAGCCTTAGCCATTAGTAATTTTCTCCATATATAATACAGATTCTTGTATGGTCTCTATATCTTTAATCATTTTCACAGGGATATACCAAGGATTACCTATATAAGGGGCACTTCCCTTTAAAGAAGGCACATATGTCATAGCTAAAGTCACAAAATTGATGTCCTTATTTATCATTAACCCATATGTAATTGTTAAGTCTCCAGATCCGGTTTCGATATCACACCAACCAGAGTCAGTATAAGAATCTAACCATCTAACTAAAACCAAAGGAGGATTTTTTAAATAACCTTTCATATTTACTCACACAAATAATTAAGCACCCATATAGGGCATTCTCCAGTTTTAACGTAGTTTCTATATGCTTCCTCAACTATTTCAGGAACGTCCTCTCCATTAAAAGAAACAGCATAAGCGTCCTCAAACACCTCTTTCTCGGTACATTCTAGGTATTCTGCAAGAACATTTATTCTTACCATTCATATACTGAAGCTTCTATTATTACCTTTTTTTACGCTCTAATGGACCGGGTAATAACCAGCCTAAAACCATCGGAACCAATATTACCAATATCAGCAACCAGCCCCCCATTTCTATTAATTGACCAATGACATCCCAAAAATTTGTTTCCGCACAACTATTCACCATTCGCTCTCCGCTTTCTGTAGTTGGTGAGGAAAGCGTCTGATCCACAATTACACTCGTCGCAAAGGCAGTGGATGCTCCTGCCAGTAGAGGTGCAGTCACACCCGAACTGAAGGCAGATGTCACAGAGGCAGCTACCAGACTCGCTCCGCTTACTAATCCCGCTTTCTTCAGAGTGGTACATCCGCCGATCCAAAGAATAGGGAGTAAACAATAGTAGCGACGATTATAACTGCTATAACTGCTATTATGGGATTGCTTTTTACCCATTTTTTTATGTCTTCCATAATTTTTAATCCTCAAGTGTGAAAGAGTTACCGCAACCACATGATTTAGTGTTGGGTATGTCAAATTTAAAAGTAGGTTGAAATTCGTCATTTGTCCATTCTAGAGTTGCCGTTATTAAATACCCCTCCGAGATGGTGTCTATTAGAACGTTGTGAGTAACCCATACATCGTCCTCTTTCTTCTCTTCTGAGTTCTCTTTTTTCAACCCAACCCGATATCCTGAACAACCCCCACCTTCTACAGAAACTCTTAAGTTTTCTGTATCTGCCAAGGTTTGATCTATCCTCTCTTGAGCAAGTGTAGAGATTTTCATCGTTCACGCCGATGAACCAAGTTATCAATTTTTGTAGATAAAGATTTCAACATATCTTTTATCTCTCCAAATTGCTCGCTATTTCTAGCATCAGACCTATCCATACGAGCAGACAAACTTTTTATATCCATCTGGTTAATTACTGTCTCTTTCTCTATATTTGTTATGTAAGCGAAGAATCCAACTGCAATAGCCAGTGTCCCAATAATATGCGACACAGACATGCTCTTGGATAGATGCCATCCATTTCTTCGTTCTTCTCTTCGTTCTTCCATGCTATATCAAACTATATATATGCACTATTCCCACCTCAACGCTAAGAGCTACAAAAAGAGTTCCTATCGCACCCAAAATAGCCAAAGGGATTATTTTAAATACACCTTTTGGTTTTTGTCTATCGCAACAAGTAGATTTCATTTGTCTCTGTTCAGGCACCTGTTTTATCCCCCGGTGTTTTAGCTGGCAGGCTTTCTGTTTCTATCGTCCTCATGTAGTCATGAGCAGACCAGAAAATACAGGTTTTATTTATATTATGGTTGTGCATTAGAACTGTACTGCTGGGATTGTTTCTGTTCTCTGTGATATACATCTGTATTTTTAGACCGCTACGTGTACTGATATCCATAGCGTGAATAGGCTTTTCATTGTAGCTATCAAGAAGTTTCTTCATAAGTACTTCCGGACCACCTGAAGTGCATAGGACTTGAATGGATACGACGCTTCTGAATATAGCTTCCTTCTCTGCTTTGGCGGCAGGAGAAAATACGAGCGCAGCCCATAGGATAAATAGAACTATCTTCATTAATATCCAGGCTTCTCCGGCCATACTACGTCTTCAGAATTCTCCACACTTGCTGGAACATCACGCAATGCTTGACGATAGGTTGTCATATCAGCAGACATGGGAACATCAGTTAGAGCGTAGAAGTCTGTTTCAGCGAGGAGTTCGTTGCGATGTGTACGAACATTATCCCAATCACCTTTCCATAAAGCCTCTTGTAACTGCTCTAATGTAGGTAATGGTTCATCTCTATGCCAAGTTAAAGTTCCTGTTTCTTTACCACCAAATGAAACTTCCCATCCAGTAGACTCCCCTACGAAATAAATTAGCGCAGCGCCTAACCGTTTGCCTAATGCGTCATACATATCAATAACGCCTCACCACCGTCCACTTGGCATAACAACCTTGACGCCAACCGTTGGTGGCATCGCCAGCCGCTTCCGCCGTGGACGTTGCATGAAGATTATATATGTTATATTCAATTTCGTCGCCAGCACCAAAATCATATTCAAAAGTCCACATAGGGCCGTTACCAGTCGAATTGCTCGTTTTGTTATCCGTTCGCAAAATCCATTCATTACTTGCTCTACTGGAGGAATATCTTTTTATTGATGGCGAAAGATACTGATTCCAGTCTCGATTAAAAACAAGAGTTTCCACTAATATACGACAGTCCCAAGGTATTTCAGCGGCAACGGTTGTTGAATTCCACCATGAACCAATGTCCTCTCTTACTGTGAATCCACTTGTCGGAAACAGAGCTTCCGTAGCGCCCCCAGCGACATTGTCATTAGAAGTGCGAAATACAAAACCTTGAGCGGTTACATGTTCGTTACCAGTTCTAAAAGCAGTAGTGCCGTCTGAGACAAACTCACAATGGTCTCCTATTCCGTAAAGGGTGTATACCTCAGTTGGAGTATCGTTTTTTATGGTTATAAAGTTACCAGCGCCATGAGCATGTGTTGAAATAACGTGCATAGCGCAAGTACCAAACGCGTCTTCAGCGGGCAATGTAATAACTGTTTCCGTGCTAGTTCCCGAAGATGCATTAACGAAAACAATAAGACTAGACTTGCCTGTAAAATCTCCAGCCAAAATAGTATAAGTAGCAGTCTTGGAAATAACCCCTTGAGCGCCTGTAGTGATTGCCACACCACCGATGGTTAAGTTACCAGCATCTGTAATTGCAATCGTCTTTCCAGTAGGCACAGTAATAGTGCTGCCAGAACTGGTGATGGTGTCTAATGAAAGTGTTGCTGCCATAATGTTGTCCTCAAATCATTGTTAGTTCGCCAACGATTGTCCAAGTGAACGTATCAGCGATGGTAATAGGGCCAGCAACAAACGCAGCTTTAGTAGTCTCTACGGTAGTTGTTTTGTCAGCCGAAATAGTGTTGTAATTGTAAAAGTACTCGCCTTCAGTCGTGATTGCCCCGCCCGCTACGGTAGCCCAGTCTATTGTAGATGCCCCTGATTTCTTTAAGAATTGGCCCGTAGTGCCAGCAGAGGTGGTATTTAGCGCAGCTACAGCGATACTGTCATCTGCAGGTACATTGACACTTAGTTCTTCTCCAGAGACTAAGATCTGGACATTATTAGTGCCAGCAGGAGCAGCTGTACCAAGTGTTAGCGTTACTCCAGCAATACTGTAGTTCAGAGGATCTTGTCTTACACCATCTATAAACACCAGCACAGCATTTTTAGTACCTGGCGACTGACCCATTGTAAAGACAGCCGTTCCGCCATTATGAGTAGTAGCAGAGAAGTTTCCCTTGGGGAATGGTTCGTTTCCTATATATGCCATGTTAACTCCATCCTAAAGATACTGCTTGGATTCGTGTTTCTTTTGATACGGTTTGATTTAATGTTTTAATTCGGTACCTCATAGCCGTCCCTGATGTGCCTGCCGTCACGTTGTGCGCTGCCACGATAAAATGTGGAGATGCTGAACCTGTATTTCCTTGTACAACTAGTGTCATAGATGTCCAATCAGTCCCGTTATTTGCGCTAAACTCTGCCGTGAGGTCTGTGTTTAGAGTTGCGGTTCCAGCAGCATTTGTGTAAGTCATCACAATATCGCCTTTAGTCGCCGTCGCTTCTGCTGTTGTGGCGTTGGATACTAGCGTAAGATTTTGAACAGACCCAAAAGTAGTGATTCGCTTTAAAACAACAATGCCTGAACCACCAGCCCCAGCGTCATGGTCGTGGGTGCCCCCACCCCCACCACCGCCAGAGTTAGTAGTGCCGTTTTGTGTTGTACCGCCGCCTCCTCCTGCTCCGCCGCTTCGTGCGGATGCGCCTCGACCAGAACCCCCACCTGAATAATAGACATCCGATCCAGTGCGGAAGTCATTTTGTGTTCCATCTCCACCATGTGCGGGATTAGTTGCGCCAGCAACTCCAGAGGCTCCTCCGCCTCCTCCTCCGCCACCCATTTCGGAATAGGTTACTCCAGCACCACTAGCGCCTTGAGATGGCGAAGTAGATGGCGTATTACCAGCACCGCCAGCACCGGGACTTACATGACCTGAACCACCGCCACCACCTGATCCACCAGAATTACCTGAGTTTGGTCCGGCGTAAGTATTATAAGAACCACCAAACCCCCCGCCATTTGATGTGTAGGTTGATCCACCAGTAACAGCTAAAACAGAGTCTCCCCCATCCGTCGATGGAGTAGCATTCGTTCCTTTCCCACCAGCAGCGCCAACCGTAACCGAATGAGTTCCACTAGGAGCAGCGATTGCAGAAAAAGTACGCATACCTCCGCCGCCTCCGCCGCCGCCTTGCCCTGCGCCAGCGCCGCCACCACCAGCAACTACAAGTACATCTATATCTTGTGCTGTATCATTTATGTAGGAGGAGGTACCAGAAAGAAATGAATGGATTGTATAATCACCTACGGTTGTTACCGTTCCACCCGATGCTGTTGGAGTTGTTGTTGTGTTTCCACTGTAATAATTAGCAGCGTTTCTAGTTTCATTCGTAGACGCTGACGCATCGATACCAGTAGCATCCATGAAAGCATCTTCTGTCTGGTCTACTAGATTGTATTTTCCGAAAGAACCATTCGCTGCAACCTTAAAACCTAGCAGAGCAATATCATCTTCGATGGTTGTAGTATCTGTCGACGGAGCATTACCCAACTGAGCCAGTGGCACA